TTAAGAATAGGGATCAGTTATATAACTTATACCCACGTTATCCTACCCAGTTTCAACCTGTAGGGGGAGATGGTGTCACCACTTCATTCACTTTTACTCTTTTCGGTAATAATGTTAACCCCTTTCCTCAGCCTAATTTTGGTATACTCAGCACCCAACTTGTGATTGGAGGTGTTGATATTAATGGCAACCCTATTCGTATTATTGACGATGGCGGAGCTGTTGTTAATGGTTATGGTATAGGGAGCAATACCACTACAGGTAGGTTGTTATTCTTACAACAAAACACCGTGGGAAACAATGTATATCTAGATAACACAAATACTCAACAACCAGCCATCCCTCAGCTGTCACCTCTCGGCGGACAAAACAATGCCAATTCAACCCCACCACCACCCCCATCTAATTATACAGCCTATCCGCCCTCACCATTAACTAATCAGTATTGCGGAACTGTTAATTACGTCACCACTTCCATTACCGTTAATTTTCCAGTAGCTCCGGCAGCTGGAACTATGATCAATGTGTGGGCAGCTACATATCAAGTAGGAAGGCCATATAACGTCTTATTTTGGAATAACGAGCTAACCATAAGGCCAGTCCCCGATAATGTGTATTTGGTGGAATTAGAGGCATTCCAGACGCCTGCTCAATTCATGGATCAAAATGATAACCCGATACTTAACCAGTGGGCCCAGTATATAGCTTTCGGGGTTTCGGCCGAGATACTCAGAGAAAGACAAGATATGGAGGGTTTAGCAAATGTAATGGAAGGCTTCATGCGACAGGAAGCATTAGTCCTAGAAAGACAGTCTATCGAGGAGATTGGACAACCTAACATTACTCTATTTAACACTACTCAAACAGGATACGGAGTTGGCGGATCACTTGGAATAGGAGCAGGGTTTTAATGGTAAAAGGATATCAGCCGCTCAAAATCACAGGTTATCATGAAGGCTTGATACAAGAGCGCGAGAACTTCTTGCTTCCAAATGACGCTTATCCCGTTTTACAAAATGCGTATGTTTGGCGTGAGCGTATATTAAGAAAAAAAGGGTATCAACTATTAGGTAGATTACAAAGAAATATAGGAACTACAGACGCAGGCGGCAACTTAACAGTTACTATATCACCTCACCCAATTCAACCAGGAATAGCTTCATTTGTAATTGGAACCGATATTTTTCAAGATCTAGGCGGAAGTAGTCCTGTTGCTCTTTTAACTAATAGCATGGGATCTGCAACATTAAATCGATCAACAGGTGTTTTAACTATAACAGGATCACAACCATTAACAGCCGTTCAGTATTTCCCTGGTTTACCTGTAATGGGTATACGAATAAGAGAATTAGATAATAGTGCTAACGATCAAACTGTGTTTTTTGATCAAGATTATGCATATATATTTAATGCTGGAACTAATCAATTTCAGGAATTTATAACGGGCACCACATGGAATGCACATAGTGGAGATGTAACAGCTACAGATTTCTTTTGGTCAACCAACTACTGGGTAAGTGATGTCATAAACTTTCCTGTTGGATTTACAACCCCTAAAAAGTTATTTTGGGTAACTAACAACACGGGTGCTTTTGGTGGACAAGCTGATCCACCAAGAATTACAGATGGTACTCAGTGGATAAACTTCTTTCCTTCTACATGGAGTCAAATAGATGCTACTAACTTCCTAACCAATTGGCTTGCCATGCTTCCTTTCAGGGGAAGAATGGTAACTTTTAACACATGGGAAGGGCCAACAGCAGCAGGATCACTTAATTACTCCAATAGAATACGATGGGCAACTATTGGAAATCCATTTATTCCCTATTCAGCTGGTCCACCAGCTAAGGGATCATGGAGAGATGATATAAGGGGACAAGGGGGTTTTCTTGATATTCCAACGAGTGAAGACATTGTTTCTGTTGGTTTTGTACGGGATAATCTTGTTATTTACTGCGAGCGTTCTACTTGGCAGTTGCGCTATACTGGCCGCTCTATTAGCCCTTTTCAAATTGAAAAAGTTAATAGTGAATTGGGTACAGAGGGAACTTTTTCCTCTGTTCAGTTTGATACTTCTTTAGTTGGAATAGGTGACAAAGGGATTGTAGAGTGCGATAGTTATCAATCTACACGTATTGATATAAAAATACCTGACTTTGTTTATAAATTTAACTCTCTAAATAATGGTGTTGCACGCGTACAAGGTATAAGGGACTTTATTAATCGATTAGCTTTCTGGACTGTTCCTTTAGTGTCTTCATATGACGGTGATGTACCATCTAGTTCATGGATATTTCCAAATATTCGTTTGCTTTACAACTATGAAAATGATTCATGGGCAACATTTAATGATTCTTTAACAGCCCTAGGAAATTATCAAGTCCAATCAAGCCGTACATGGTTAAACACTCCCGAACCATGGATTAATTGCCCATTTAGTTGGACTGATCAACCACAAGCAGATCCTCTTATTGTTGGTGGAAATCAACAAGGTTTTATAGAACAATTAGATGAGCTTGTCACTAATGATGTAAGCCTGTTTATTTCTAACTTAGCTCAAGGCTCTACAGTCACAGTCACCTCACCTAATCACAACATGCAAAGTGGATTTGTGATAGGAATAAGTAGCATTCCAACAGGTTCCCCGTTTTCAAGTTTGAATGGTGGGATATTTGGTATTTTTGTTTTGGATGCTAACAACTTTGAGATATTTTCTTATATTTCAAATATGGATGCCTTCAACTTTCCTGTAACAGGCTCTCCTAGTGGAACATATACAGGTGGTGGATTAATTAATATAAGAGAAAATTTCTCTGTTAAAAGTAAGAAACTTAACTTCCTTGAAGAAGGACAAAATATTCAGATGGGTTACTTAGATATCTTAATGGAAGCAAATAATGGAGCTATATCATTAAATGTATATCTAGATTATGACGACAGTACAGTTTCTAATATATATCCACAAAATGATGTAAACGATAACCCAGCAACAAATTCACCAGATACTTTCTTTAATTCTGTAATACCGACCTCACAATCAACTTTGAGTGGAATTAAAGGAACAAAATTCTGGCAACGCGTTTATTGTGCTACACGAGCTAACTTCTTAACTCTTGAATATACCTTTTCAAAAGCTCAGATGGCAGGAACAGAACAAACAAAAGGCGTTCAAATAGATGCCCAAGTCCTATGGCTTAGACAAGCCGGTAGGATGACAATTTAATATAGGAGAAAGTTATTGATTGTATTGGGTAACTTTTACATAATAGGTAAGCCACAAGGAGGCTTATCATGGAAAAATGTAGAAGATGTTTAGAAATTAAAGAATTGGTTTATGGTAAAAATTTCTGTAGAGAATGTAGAAATTTTAAGATAAGAGAAAGAGAAAAAAGAAAGAATAGGAAAAAATGTCCTATGTGTGGAACAGAACATAACAATTACAAAACAAAAGAATGCAGCACAAAATGCAAATTGTTAAATAGTGTTGAGGTTGTGAATGGTTGTTGGGAATGGAAAAGTAAAGTGGGTGCAAACGGATATGGATTTTTACATGGAGTGAATGAAGAAAATAAAAGAGATATGTTAGCTCATAGAAAAAGTTTTGAGTTTTTTGTTGGAGAAATACCGAAAGGAAAATGTGTTTGTCATAAATGTGATAATAAAAAGTGTGTTAATCCTGAGCATCTATGGATAGGAACGCAGAAAGATAACATACAAGATGCATTACACAAAGGAAGAATGAAAAAAACTACTGGATATAAACACACAGAAGAAACAAGAAGTAAATTTAAATTAAGAAGACGTCCTGGTAAAAAAGGCGAAAAACATCATATGAGTAAGTTAACTGAAAAAGATGTTTTAGAAATAAGAAAATTAATGAAAACCAAAACAAGAAGGACAGAGATTGCAGAAAAATTTGGAATAAGTGTTTGTTATTTACATGATTTAAATAATAAAACAACTTGGCCACATTTGATGTAAGTCCTTAAGGATGAGTGACTAATATGGTGTATCAGCCCAACGTGCCGACTGGTTCGGTGCCCTTAAACGTAGATTACTTAAATATACAAGGTAACTTTCAGCAATTAGACACATCTTTTGGTGTGGATCACGTTCCGTTTTCTACTACATTGCAAAACGGAAAGCATACCGTTGTCCACTTACTGAATCAAGTTGGGATACCAGCAGACGACACAGCATCAGGACAGATCTTTTCATATCCAGGGGTGTATCCGTCAGGAGGAGATCATCAACTCTTTTATAAATCGCCTAATACAATGGGTGTTGTTGGGGAACAGATAACTGGTAATCAAGCTTCCGCTAATGGTTTTGGTTACTTCTCTGGATTGTTACTTCAATGGGGAATTGCTAATAATCCAGGAAAAGGAACACAAGGGACAGTTACATTTAATGCAGCCAATGTTGATTTTCCAACAAGTTGTTTTGTTGTTACAACAAATATCGTAGGAAATACACCCGATGCAGGAGCTATATCTGTTTACAATGTTACAAATACGAGCTTTAATTTTAAGTGTAACTTTTCTGTTCTAACAGCGTTGCAATTTTATTGGATGGCAATAGGAAAATAAGTTATGAATGTTTTTGTTCATATAAAACCATACATTAAGCATAATAGATCTAAAAAGGAGATCTATATGGAAGATGCTGATTTTGAAAAATATAAATTTATGAAAAAAGTTGAAAAAGAAGAAAAATGCTGGATATTCAAAGGGGGATTAAATGCAAAAAAACCAAAAGGATACGGCGTAGCTTATTATAAGGGTAATAGAATATTAGCTCATAGACTTTCTTATCAACTATATATTGGGGATATTCCAAATGGAATGTATGTATTACACAATTGTCCTAATGGAGACAATAGAGCATGTGTAAATCCAGATCATTTATGGTTAGGAACATACAAAGATAATTCTATAGATGCTATGAAAAAAGGGCGATTAACTAAAGTTTGGGGAAGAAAAAAAACGCAAGAAGAAATTGACAAAATTCAAAAAAACAGAAAAATACCAAATCAAAAAGGCGAAAGACACAACAGGGCGAAATTAAAAGAATTTCAAGTATTAGAAATAAGAGAAAAATTAAGCAATAAGGTGAAATATAAAGAAATTTCAAAAGAATACGGAATCGATATTTGTTCCATTTCGGATATTAAATTCAAAAGAACTTGGAGGCACATTTAATGGATAGTCAAGAGTTTGAAAGTTACGTACCGTTATATGATGCAATACCAGAGAAGTGGGAAGATGCTAGACCCTTTATTGTGGAGCAACTAAAGAAAATATCCAATGCTGTTAACGTGAGAGAGATTGGATGGTTTTTAGATGAAGAGTTACTGAGTGGTAAAGCATTCATACCAGGAAAAAATACAGGTGGTACATCCCAACAGTTTCGCTCTGTGTTAAGAAAAGTGGTAGATTTAGGGCCACTAATTTCTGGGGTTAATCCACCTATTTTACATGGTGTTACTTTTGATGCTAATTTAACATCTATTGACTCATGGGTAGAAGCCACTAACTCAACAACGTTTGTTGCCGTGACATTAGTAAATCCAGAAATGGTAATAAATGGGCCTGTGGTAAATATAACATCACCGGGAGCATTTGATAGGGCTTATTTAATATGGGAATATACACAGGAGCTTTGATATGGCTAATTTTTTTAAACAGATAGGCAACTTTTTAACAGGTACACCAGCTAAAAGAGAAAATGTTTCTACTCTTAGACCAGAACAAGAGGGATTATACAATCAACTTATTAATTCTGGTCAACAACAAGGAGCGGGAGGAGCTTTTGGCACATCAGCAGATTACTATAGAAATTTATTAAGCGACAATAGTGCAGATTATAATGCTTTTTCAGCTCCAATGCTCAGACAATATAATCAAGACATTGTTCCTGATATATCAGAACAATTTGCCAGAATGGGCGCTGGTGGTTTAAGCAGTTCTGGCTTTCGTAATGCTCAAATACAGGGA